CTAAATCGTGCTTAATAGCATTTAGCTTTTTTTGTTGCTCTTGCAGTTTTGCCAAGTGGTCTTCACTAATCTTGTTTGCCATAATTAAATATTTTTTTTCAAAGATAAATAATTAAACGCTCGGTTCTTCAGTCGTTTCTTCAGTTGTAGTTTCTTCAACTACTTCTTCAACTACTGGTTCTTGTGATTCAGGAATTTCAAGGCGCAAAACAGTAGGTGTTACCTTTTCAGCCATGTGTGAATCCAGAGCAGCTTGCTGCGCCTCTAAATCAATGAGTGGCTTAATCCACTCAATTACATCGGCCTGTACTAATTGGTCTGCTGGTACAAATGCTTCAGGTTGTGGGGCTGGTAGCATAACTACATCGTTACGGCTAACTACAACGCCATCAGGGTTTGTTGCGATATGCGTATAGTGTACACGCTCAATCACGTTGCTTAAACCGTCTAAGCTAACTTTAGCATCTACGGCATTGATTCTAAAAGTGTAAGTGTTCATTGTTATATATATTTAAAATTAAGTTACTTCAATTCCTATGCCCATTGCCAGCGTTGAAAAGCTGGTTGTATTATTATCAATTCTTATGCGAAAATAATCATTATCTGACGTTGAAGGCGTAAAGGTAAAACTTGTTGTAGAAGGGAAAGCACTCATGACCGACTTAATAGACCACGGCCCACTTGAACTGCTTGCCTGCTCAACAAATATGTTTCCTGTATTAAAACCGCCTGAAACTAAGTAATCGTATTTAACATAAAGACGAATAGTATAGCCCGACAAAAAACCGTAGTGATACGTGTTGGTCAGCTTCCAAATACTGCTTGCTTCGCTATTGCCACTTACCGAATCCTGAAAGGTTTTGTAGTTGTTAAAAGCACTATCTAAATCACCCGTTGCGCTGCTAATAGCAAATGCGCCACTAATGTGATTGAAACGGCTCACTTGATTGTTTAAAAAATCAGAAAAAGCATCAGGAATAGTTCTGCTTCGCGCTAAGTTTATAGCCCTAAAAGATATATTGCTATTAGTAGTTGTATAGGTATTAGTAAAATAATCCTTGATAAATTTTAAAGATAAAGGTGCTTCTAATGCCATTACCTTGTAGCTATTAATCGTTCAACTTTCGCTTTTAAATCTTCAATTTGCTCTTGTTGTTCTTTTATCGCTTGGATTAATAATGGTGTTAATTTTTCATATTTAACTGCCTTATATCCATTATCTCTTGTAGTTACAATTTCAGGAATAACTTCTTCAATTTCTTGTGCTATTACTCCTATATCATGCCCTTTATATGCGTCTTGATTATCATTCCAATCAAATTCATACCCACCTATTTTATCTATTTTTTCTAATGCATTTTCTATTGGCTTAATGTTGTCTTTTAAAGCCTTATCAGAACTTGAATAACCAATAACATCTCCAGTAACACTTAAATTGCCGCTTGAATCAAAAGTTGCTCTTGTATCAAAATCAGCACCTCCAACCCCTATTTTAACAGTACCTTTTGCGCCAATAATTACTGAACCCCCAGTAGTGTTATTTCTAACAACCACAGTACCTAATGCTGCGCCAGAGGCATAAGCACCAGTGCCCGCAGAAATACCAAACTCTAAATCTCCAGCACCACTTAGCCCGCTATTTTGTAACTTTAAAACAGAAGGACTTGAACTGTTTATATTTGTATCAACGGTTAATTTGCTTGAAGGCGAAGTCGTTCCTATGCCTACTTTTCCATCCGCCTTAATGTTTAAAATATCGTCATTAGCATAAAATCCGAATCCAGCATAATTACTTGTAGAACCAGCACCATTATATTTAAAGCGCATAACGGCTGAATTATTTTGACTATTTGCTTGTCCAATACTAAAAGCGTTAAAATTGTCTCCATCAACCCCCATTGAAGAAATAGAAATAGCGCTATTAGCGGCTAAACTATGCGTAACTGTTGCGTAAGTTCCAACGGTTGTGAATTTACCGTTTGGCGAAGTCGTGCCGATTCCTACGTTACCAGCGGTATTAATATACATGCTTGTTATTCCACCGCTACCATTAGCATTAGCCTGATATAAAGCTATTTCTCCTCTTGTAGTATCATTAATTCCTCTAGACTCAAAGCTTGCATAATTACTAGCATTGTTCCAACCTATTGTAGCGCTTGGCGTGTTACTAGTGGTAGCTCCTGTAGACCTTAAGGCTCCTGATACGTGCAATTTTTCAGTAGGTGCAGTTGTCCCAATCCCTACTCGACCGCTTGAGTCTATTCTTGCTCTTTCGCTACCTGCTATGTTAAATAAAATATTGGCTGCGGAAAATTGCAAATCTCTATATACACCAGCCCCTCTATCGTAACATAACAGTCTTGCTGTATTGGCTACGGCATTGTCAATAGAAAATTCTAAATCAACGTCTGCATTATGAAGCGTAAATAATGCGTCTGCAATAAGTGTTGTTAATCCTACACCAACGGAACCGCCAAAAATTGCATTACCCCCATCATTTTGTATGTATAACGGAGAAGTAGAGCCATTATTGCGAGCCATTATTTCATCGTTATCAAAAATAAGATTTGTGCTGGCTGTAATTCCTATTTGAAGTGCATGGCCTGTTGAAGAAAGAGAAGCATCTGAAGTGTTTGTTAAAACTATCCTTGCAGCGGAATCGCCTGAAATTGTTCCTGAAAATGTGCCGCTATCACGTATAAATTGACTTGAATCAAACCCATCAAGTGTATCCGCATCTATATTAAGACTATCTATATATGTTTTATTTATATAGTCGCCTTTGTTGTAGTCGCTAATAACAGGCGTTAATCCAGTTGGCGAATTTAAAAGCGCAGCAGCCGTATTAGTTGCAGGGTCATCTAAAATTCTAAACCATACTTTGTTAGAATCTTCAGGCTCATATACTTCAAAACCTTCGCCCACCGAACGAATACCTACGTCTTCTGCCGTTGAGTTTGTTCTAAATATTATTGAATGTGAAAAGGCAGAGCCTGAAACGCCATCAACATACATATCACCACCGTTTAGGTGTAAAAGAGCAGCAGGCGAAGGCGTGCCTATCCCTACTCTACCGCTGGCGTCTATACGAACTCTTTCAGTGTTATTTGTAGTAAAAGCAAGGGGTAAGTTTTCCCTCATTTCTATAAAACCCCCTCCAGTGTCTAATAATATTTGAAATCCATCTCCAGCTGCATCTCCAGTAAAATTGTTTTTTAAAGCTATTCTTGTTTGACCTGCGCCTCCATTGATAGCCAATGTTTTACCTGAAGCACCAGTAGGAATAGTTGTGCCAATTCCGACGTTGCCGTTAGAAGCAATACGCATGCGTTCATTACCTGCCGTTCTGAATTGAATCTCTCCAGAAACATTAGAGGAGTTTAATGTTAAGTCGCCTGCGTTAGGATATTCTATTTGACCGTTCTGAATTATTATAGAACCACTTGAGTCTATGCGCATACGTTCTGCTTCAGCAGTACCCAAACGCATAAAGTCTCCATTGTGGTCGTATAATAAGAACCCTGCAAATCTAGCATTAGTTGCAGAAGTAGTATCTCCAAAATGAATACCTCCACTACCCACAGAAGGACTTGAAATCATTTGAAGTCTTGTGGTTGTAGTAGAAGCATTTCCTATTTGCAATTGACCAAATCCTGCGTATGTAGAATCTCCAATAAGCATATTACCGCTTGGGTCTATGCGTACTTTTTCTGAGCCATTAGTCTTAAATAATAATGAATGATTGCTATTTGTTCCTAAAACGGCTGTGTTTGCACCTGTATCTAATCCCGCATCAAGTTGAACAGCACCTCCATCAATTCTAATATTGGGATATGAAGTTTTACTTAAATGCAATAAGTGAGAAGGACTAGTTGTTCCTATACCTATATTACCAGTAACAGCATCGATACGCACACGCTCTGTACCCGTACCCCCACCTGTGCTTGACCTAAATACAATATCGCCAGCAGTATTATATAAATGCAGCGCATTGGCATCAAATAAGTTTCCTGAATTGTAACCTGTTAATCCTTTATCAAAAGTAGAAGCATCACCTACAAATCTTAGCGTTTCAAACGTGGTGCTGGTATTGTCCTCAATTCTTATTTCTGCACCATCATCGTCTTTTACGTGTAGCTTTGCAGCAGCATTAGGCGTAATGCCAATACCTACATTTGAATTGGCATCTATACGAACGGATTCGGCAGAAGAAGCAGAACGCCTTATAGAAAGAAATCCATTATAATCTAAATAAGTATTAGTTCCATCTGTTAAAAACTGACCTGTTGTACCATTTACGGCAGAACCAATTCTTAAACCAGTAGTTGAATGAATATCTCCCGTAACATCAAGAACTGTCAAAGGCGAAGTCGTGCCTATACCTACATTACCTGTATCTGTAATTCTTACACGCTCTGTTCCGCCTCCAGCAGTTTCAGTCCTAAACACTATATCTCCGCCAGCATTGACTAAGTGTAAATCATTTGCGCTAAATACATTTCCTGAATTATAGCCTACTATATATTTTTCATAGGTTGAAGCATCACCTACAAAACGCAGCGTTTCAAAGGTTGTGCTGGTTGTATCTTCTATGCGTATTTCAGCACCGTCGTCGTCTTTTACGTGTAGTTTCGCAGACGCATTAACCGAAGTAGTTCCAATACCAACATTTCCAGTAGAAGCATCAATGCGAACACGCTCAACAGCACCTGCCGTTCCGTTGTGAAAAGTAATATCACCAAGCGCATTTTTAAGGCTTATTTCATTAGGCTGAAATGCATCATTTGAATTATAAGCAATAATGTATTTACTACCTGAAGGGTCATCGCCTGCAAAACGTAAAATACCATAAGCTGTATCTACATCGCTTTGCTCTATTCTTATTTCTGCATTGCCAACTGAATCTTTAACGTGCAGTTCAACCCCTGAAGCTGGCGTAGTGCCAATACCTATACTATTGGTTGTAGTGTTGCCGTTGTCGGTTACTTCTTGAAGTGTTGAACCTGCTGAAGCAGTACCTCCAGTACGAATGAATATTGTACCGTTAGTTGCGCTACTATTAATTACAATAGCTATTTCAAAAACCAAACTTGGGCTTGTTGGCGCAGTAGTTTGAAATTCACCAGCAACTGTATCGGAAATAAAAAGCGTTTGCCCTTCGCTGTAAGCTGAAGTATCAAGACCTCGTATTTTACCAAAGGTTAGCAGCTTACCGTCTTCACCATTGATAATATCTTCAGCTGTAACCCCTAAAAAGAATTTACCATCAATACTACCATCGGCAATAAATGGCGCAACGGTTAAACGCCCACTTGCACCCAGCGTACCTGTAACGTAAACGGGCGTGCCTTTTGGAATAGTTGCTAATGTTTGGTTTTTTACGTGTACTTCAACTTGCTGACCTACTTGTAAGGTCGTGCCGTTTTGTATAAGGTCTGCGGTATTTTCGTCTGTATTCCAAGTGATAGTACCTTGCGTACCTGTACCGCCTAAAATTTGAAACGTAGTGGCATCTATTTTAGTGCCTAATATGTTACCATTGACTGTTAAAGTATATCCTGCTGTTGGCGCAGCATTAACACCCATATTGGTTGTAGAAAGCCAAATGGCTGTATCGTTACCTCTACCGTCGGAAAGTCTTTTTGCTGAAGAAGTTATGGTATCGTTGTCGCCAACCTTAATTATTGCATCATAGGTGGAAACAACCGTTTTGTCAAATAAATCTACGCCCATTAAATTGAATTTATTACAAATTTAATAAAAGCGCGGTAAGGTTTAATTCTTGTCTTGGCTCGTGCCGAAATAATAAGCGAAAAGATTTGAAACAACTACGCCCTCAATCATACCCATTAAATGCACAAAAAGGTCGTTTTCTAAAACGCTTGGTACGTACACCGTGGCGTAAACTACAAAGGCAAAAGAACCAAGCCCTACAAGGCCCGTTAAAAGCATTAGGTAATCACGTTTGCCAGCTTGTGCTACACCCACTTCACGTTTGCGTGCGCTATCGCGGTCTTGCATAGCTATTTCAATGCGTTTTAACGCACGTTCTTTTTCTTCTTGGGTTAGTTGGTCGTCTGTGTCAATAAGTTCCTTTAGAACGCCTAAAACACCGCTATCGGGTAAAACATCGCCTACTTTGTTAAACAATTTTCCTATTGTGGTTTCGCTAAAGGGTTTTCTTTTCTTTTCCATATTAGTACGTCCAAATTACGTTTTCGGGTTTGTCAGGGTCGTTATCTACGTGAATAAACGTGTTGGCAATTCCTATTCGGTTGAATCCTGCTTTTAAAATCGCATCAATTATAATGTATCTTTCTCTGCTGCTTTTGCACGCTATATCGGCTGCTACGCCTTTTAGGTGTGAACTGTTACGGCTTACTTTGTAACCAGCTTTTTCAAGGCGTTCTATATCCGCCTCAATACGAAAGCCACTTGTAATATGAAAAGGAATGTTTGCTATATGCCGTGCGTTGTTTAGCATATACAAAAAGCCTTTGTCCATTAACTGACCGCTGCCCTCTTGCATAGGGCTGTCAAACTCATCGTAGTTAAAATAATTACTCATTTACTAATTCTCTTAGGCGTTGTATATCCTTACGAACGCGCTCGCGCTCTAATTTGAAGTCAATTACTTCGGCTTCTAAAATTCTAATGTCGGGAAAAATATAGGTGTTTTGGTTGTAGCGCAGGCTTTTGAGTTCGTCTTCGTTTGCCGTAACTCTACTATCCATACCCAAGTAAAGATACACCGCTGTGCCAACCAGTATAACAATCTGCACCAACCATTTAATATTGATTGATAGTGCGCTGTCATCGTTAATCTTTGGCGTCGTCATTTTTGCTTATTTTATACCATTTGGCTAATGTGTAGCCTATTGAAATAGCAATAAGTATAATGCGCAGTACGAGTTCTATATTGGTAAACGAAACAGCCAAGCTGAATAAGTTAAGGGCGTAAATTTTCAAATCTTGTAAATCCATTTTTTTATTCGGTAACCCTTACAGCAAGTTCCATAATCGCTCGCTTGTAAGTATGGTCTTTAAGGTTATCGGTTAAATACGTTATTCCCCTGTTTTCTACCGTGTAAACTTTAAAGCCGTCGCTTGATAAATCAAAATATCCTGCCGTTCTTGTTCGCAACAAATTTAAACAATCTGAAATAATTGAGTTTACGCTAAGTTCGCCACCCGTATCGCTATCAAACCTATCTACAACCTCAATGCGCGTAATAACCTCTGCGTTGAAGCTGCTGGCGTTTTGGTCTATTTCTGTACTGCTTACAGAGTAAACACGAATGTATGGAAAGGCTGCGCCACGTGGCACGGTATTGTAGGCGTTTATTGTTGTGCTATTATACGTAACAGCCCCCGAAAGTCGGGTTAGTATCGCTTTACGCAAATAAGGCATTGCATCGTTCATATCAATTTTTTTATATCCCTTTCAAGTTTATCTAAAAGCATTTTATAGGCTATGCGTACTGAACTGAAAAAGAAAGGTCGCGGTTGTAAGCTGATTGGAAATTGAACCATGCGCCACTCACCTGCTGTACTGCCTCGCTTTTTTATAAATACGGGCTTTTTGCCTGTAAACCCATCGCCTTGAAATTCAGAGCGTATTGCGCTGGCTGGTATTCCTAATTCAACGGCATCGCTAACGTCCACCAACTCCCCAGTACCGAACTCTACATAGGGCGCATATTTAGCACTTGCAAATACATCGTATTCGTTTTTACCCTTACGGCTATAACTAATACTTTGCTTTAACGCCCCCATATCCACCACAACGGTGCTGGCTGCTATTTCAGCAGACTTTGCAGCTGTACCCTTTATGGCATCATCTACGCCTTTCTCGCTGTACCTATTAAGCTGCTTTAGCTTCTTTTCAAGCCTTCTAAAGTCGCTTTGGTTCACCTTCATATCAACCAACGTAAAGCCATTTACTCGTGCCATTATTCTGCCTTAGTTGCTTTAATGGTTACGTATTGGTCTAACTCGGTTTCTAATATGGTGTTAATGTTATATTCAGTTGAGTCTTCGCCAATGCTTAGAGTATCGGTAAACAATACATCGGTAACGGCTAATTCCCTTACAATTAAATCTACGTTTGTCGTCTTCATTCTTTGCCCAGCTTGCGTATCTACGTCGCCACCTTTGTAAGTAAGCTTTGCCCATATTGTTTTTAACGTGCTTTTGGTTTTAGTCGTACCGCCATAACCATCATCAGTTCCCGTAATGCGGTAAATCGTAACGCGTTTATTTAGTTCCCCTGCGTGCATTATACGAACATTGATTTATAGCTTGACAGTACGCTTTTAACGCCCGTAGGTATTTCGCTAATTGCGCCTTCTACAAACTCAGCACGGTTATCGTAATACGTTGTGGCGAGTTGCAAAATAGCTTGCTGCAAAAGCCCGTCGTCAAGGCCCGTAGTAACGTATGTAACTTTAACGCGCTCGGCATAACCATTGTCAAGTTCTAAGGTTTCGTTATCCAACCCCAGCACTTCGTAGGTTTCAGCTTCGCCCTTTACCGTAACGCTGCTAATAGAAGCTACTGGCGCAAACGGCAAGTCAAAAATACCTTGCGTGCTATCCAAGTAATACGTACGGTTCTTTGCTACAATATCACGGCTAATATAATTCTCGCACCAAATGCGAGCCTGTGTAATCATATTGCCAATTAGCGTATCGTCTGCGTCGGTATCAATACGTGCATAATTCTTTAAATCGCTTACCGTTACAATTTCAGAACCCGTAACGCTGTTTACTTTATTCTGTCGCATCTTTAGTTTCTTTTTCTACCTTCAATTCTTTGGTTTCAATTTCAGCCTTTTCTTCTTTCTCTACGGGCTTTTCTGTAACAGCTTCGCCCCAACCCTTAGCAACCCATTTATCAAGTTGCCATGGCTGTATCTCGACTATTGAGCCTACCCTTTTACCAAAACTTTCAGCTATCTTTTTGTCTTTGATTTTTACTTTCATTGCGTTTCTATTTAAAAACAAATTTATTAAAATTATCCGAGTACTTTCCGTTGGCGTTTAGACGTAACCCTTGCATATCGCCCGTGTTTGGAATTATGAAGAACCCAGCGTGGTATTCGCTGTATATAGCGAAGTAATCAACGCTGCTTAGGGTGTATAGCTTTTTGCTATTGGAAAGCGAAACGTGAACGCTTTTTCTCTTTTCTGCGAATCGTGGATTTTGAGCAGTATATTTTACCTGCACCTTGAAAATACCGTTGTGAGTATCTACAATTAAATCGTAAGGCGAACTGTCTAAAAACGGCTTGCTTACAATATACCCAAGTTTTATGCACTCGCTGGCAAAAGCCTGTTCTGCATAACAACCCAAGTAATTAATATCGGTTGTCATGCCCATAAAGTTAGGCAAAAAAAAGGCTACCCGTTAGAGTAGCCCTTTCCCAAATTAACCAAACAAACTAAACTCTAAACTCACTTCTTGAAGTAATGAAGCAAATTCATTGTCTGCAAGATAGCAAATAAAGTTGAAATTATTGCGCCCGTCCAATTAGGCGTAATGAATACATCGCTAACCCATAATATTAAAATCAAGGCTGCTAAAATTAAGTGTGCGTGTTTTTCTGTCAGTTTCATAATCTTAAGTGTTAGGATTCGACCAATATACGGGTTTTTGACTATCCAGCTTTATTTGCCACTCATAGGCTTTAAAGCGGTCCTTAAAAGTCATCTCGCCACCAGTAGGCGTTTTAACAATATACTCTACGCTTACAATATCGCCTTTTGAGTTTTTTATTGAACGCGCAGTTACTTTATCCATTCCCATTGCTGTTAATTTAAAAGGTTATCAATTACTAAAATTAAAATCATTACAGCCATTGCTGCGAAGCTGTAAAATGCTGCTTTGTACTCTGTTTGCTTTTTCATATTAGTTGGGTCTAATGGTTATATACGCCTGAACTTCTAATAGCTTAATCGCTTCGTTCTTTAGCTTACTTACGCGGTGCTGAAGGTAGTGGTCTTCTTGAACCTCTGCGTATTCTTCAATTAGTTGTATTTGGTCAAATAGTTCGTTCATCGTAGTAAATTAAAAATAAATAAAAAGGCCATTGATAAAGCTAAAAGTGCTAACCCAGCATTTGTAGCTACCGCTAATATTTTAATCAGCTTATCCATTTTGTTTTTCTGTGAATCCATAAGGGTAAATTTTATGTTCTTTTTTGTAGGCTATATATTCTCTAAAGGTCAAGAAGTATAGCGTTTGTGATTCGTTTAACTGTATAGTGTATATAAGCATAATAGAAGCCCCCCGAAGGGGGCGTTGGGGTTATATGAATTTCACGGTGTTTAAGTTGCTGCCTAGAGATACTGACTTAGTTATTACGTCTTGACCCCACTGTACTTGGTCGTGGCTGATTTCTAATCCTACCAATTCTTCACCGTGGTTAGCTTTAGCGGTGTATATTCCTGTTACTCTACCGAATACTCTCATTCCGTAGCACATAAAAGTTAATTGAGTTCCGATTGCTGTTGATTTGATTTCTTGAGTTGTCATAATAGTTTGTTTTAGTTGTTTGTTATTGTTTTACACCAGCTAAATTAAAAATTATTTTTAATCTACAAAAGAAAAACAAACTTTTTTTTAAATTTTTTTCTTGGGCATAAAAAAACCCCACCGTTAGGCAGGGCTTTTAAATCTAACTAAGTGTTAGTCTTATGGAGTTTCTAATGCAGCTTTAGCAGTAGAGAATGTTCCATTAACGAAGGCGTTAGGTAGGTAGTTAGTAAGTGCAATGCGCTCTTTAACAACCGCTGTAACGAATCCATCACGTACGTTAGTACCATCTTCTCTGAAGAACTCAACAGACAGGTTATCACGAGTCCAAAGTTGAGTACCGATTTGGAAGTTTCCTAATAGGAAAGTACCAGCAGTAATCGCTGTGTTGATGATAACAGGAACACCCATGAAGTTAGGCTGAAGTCCAGCGTAAACTTGGTCTTTTAGGTAGTTGTTCTGAGTATCTTTCAACAATAGGATTTTGTGGAAATCAGTTGGGTGAAGCATAATGTAGTTGGCTTGATACTCGCTTAACGCTAATTGGTTAAGGGCAGCAACTAATACATCAAACTCGTTAGCAGCTTCTACTGATTGGTAGAAAGCACCGCCTGAAGTAGTAACAAAATCAGCAGCATCAGTAATGATACCTGAAAGGTTTGGCGCAGTTCCGTTTCCGTTAAGGATTTGAGCGTCTTCTTCTGTCATTAGCTTTTCAGCAGCACGAGTAGAAATGTAAGACGAAATAGCTGGCGTATCAGCAAGCATTTCTTCAGAAACTCTGAAGTAAGCACCAATCTTCTGTACGTTAGCGTCAGTTGCAGTTAGGTCAAAATCAGATTGTC